GTTGAGCCAAGCCAATCAGTATCAGTAATTTGAGAAATGGCCCCTGCGCTAAATGTATGCCAGTAACCATTTGCCCCATCAACAAAAACAAGGGTTGCCCCATTGTCAGCGAAATCAATTGGCCCTGTACTTGTTTCTAATTCTCCAAGCTCTAAAGCTTCCCAGGACGAATTAACGTGATAAAACTTATTTCCACTTACTACATATAAAAAATTGTTTGAGGCTCTGTAGCAGCCCCGAATAGGGCCAGATCCAACGGTTGCCAGAAGCCTAAGCCCTGGAGTACCAATCAAAGCCGCGACTTCACTGGATTTGCCTTTCCCCATCTCGTTAATTTTCGGATAAAAGTTCACGCATCTTTGAGCGTCAATATCAACTGAATCAAGAGTGTAACTAGGGCCAATGAATCCGGAGTATCTCATTGACCGGATCTCCAATCATAAGCACCATTTGAAGTCAGGAAAGGATCAACGCCCACGGCCTGAGTTTTTATATTGGCGCGCTTTATTGAGGCCAAAGACTCGGAGGCAATTCTAACAACTTCACCCGGCACTGACTTGCCATAGTCCGGAGCTAATTCTAGCGCGAGATTATAAACAATCGCCCTTTCATACCCATCGGGCAAAGAAAGCTCAGTTGTCAGTGATGTTAACGAGGAAAGTTTTCTATAATTATGCAGGATTATAGTTTTTGCTTCGCTTGGAGTCGGGTAAACATAAACTTTTTGAAGTGGGAAATTATTATCAATATATATATGAGTCGGGATATTTGAAAGAGAGCTTTTAAGCTGAATCTTTCCCCATTCATTATTACTTATTATTTTTAATGGAATTTCAGAGCTTGCATCAATTCTTATAAATGCTGCATCCGTTTTAATTGGAACGCTCGTATCAAAGTCACCGCCAGCGCCCAGAGTATAGGAATTCTGAGAAGCAATTAAGGAAAACTCCTCAATCTCAACCCCAAGAACTGTCAAAGGGCTAGTATTCCAACTTGAAAGCATTTGATTTAAAGAGAGAAGGCCGTCCGTGGCTTCCTCTGAAGATAATGGTTCCCCAAAAGAAATCGCTCCAATCTTTTTAAGTGAGTTTTTGATAATTTCGAGGGCGCTGCTCATTATTCACCTTTCTTTTTAATTATTTCTTTAGCTTCTTTTTTAATCTCTTTTTTCTCTTCTTTCTTTGGTGCTTCTTCTTTGATTTCTTTCTTCTCAAGATCGGCAGGAGAATCAACCCAACCACTTCCAGCGGCTTTTAACTCTTCTTCTGAATTAAAAACCTTGGCTTCTTTTTCTTTGTGATATTTCCATTTTGGAAAGACTTCTTTTTCTTTACCCATTACTCACCTTTCAAAAGCGGAGGAGATTTCTCTCCCCCGAATTATTATAAAAATTAAAAATTAGGCTGGCTGTCCTACAACTCGACAAGCAAATTCTGGATACAAACAAGCATGTCCAAAAAGAATGTCTAATCTTGAAACCATTTTATCTGTAGAGATATCGAACCCTCTAACAAATCTAATTGATAAACCAGACTCCTCATCTACTGCTCTTGCTGCCATATCCATACCTCTTGGAAGCTCTAAGTCAGCGCAACCAAGTGCAAATGCATCTTTATGGAAAACAAGGTTTTGTGGAACAATCAGGCCAGCATAATTTGTGGCGTGACCGAAAAGAGTAACCGCTGCACCGTCGGTCGGATAAGCGCTAACGTTTTTCTTTGCTCCAGTTAAATAGATTGCTGGAGAAATTGGAAGAGAAGCGATTTCACCACTAGAAGAATTAGTGTCGGCCGTAACAACAAATTGAGCAAGTTTCCCTGTGCTTTGTTTTGTTTGTGGATTTACTGCATAAACACCAGCGATTTGAATTGAATCCCCTGCTTTATAGCAACCATTAATTGAACCCGTAATACCATCAAGGTGAAGAGTAGCGATACCTTCAGTTGAAATTGTTGTATCAATCAAAGGAGTACCAGCAACCGCGCCAGACGTATGCTTTGATACGTTTTGACTCATCTTAAATTTTGAACCGGCCGCAATTCCCATGATCCCTTTCTCATATTGTTGAGAAATCTGATCTGAAGATTGGAATAAACCTTTAAGGCCTTCAACCATTGAAGCTTCAACTTCAGGATCAACAACCGCAACAAGAGGATCAATTGAGCCGCCAAGGCTGGCAATTCTTGCTTTTGCTTGTGTGAAACCTTTTAAGGTTGATGGAAGGGCCGAAGCACTTGGGACACCAACAGAGCTATAAATTTCTTTATACATTGCTGAATAAAAAGAATAATCAACAGCGTTAGCAAGAGCAGTTACTGCGGGCTTAATATATCTTTCTTTGAAATTATCAATTGAAAGACTTAATTCAGCACTCGTAAAATTCATTGCAACGTGCTTTTGATTATCAAGAGTTAATGCCACTTGTTCATCAACAGAATCTTGTTGAGATATTGGAGCCCCGTCAACTACTGCATATCTTGCAGGTTTTCTGATATTAATAGTTGAGCCTTTTTTGGCACCATTAACAGCGAAGTTTTTGTCGTATTGTCTATTTGCAGACTTTGTAAAACCTAATTGGTTCTTAAGCTCCATCAGACATTCTTTAGTAATCATCGAATCAGTTAAAACTGTATTAGTCATTTTTTATCCTTTGTCTGCTCTTAAGCAGACTGTTTTCTCCTGAGCGCTTCATACTGAGCCTGGGAAAGGTTCGGATCATTAAGATCCTTTGAAACTTTTCCGCTGCCTCGTACATTTGAAAGCGGTCTCGGAGCTTTTGTAGTTGTGCTTTTCTTTGGAGTTTCTTTTAAAGATGCTTGGAGCTTGCCTTCAATTCTCCCTATTTCCCTGATTGCTGCTATAGGCGAAAGCTTACTTATCCTATTTGCTTCTTCTGGGTTTTTTGCAAGTTCATATAAAACTTGGGGACCAACGCTTGAATCAAAAATAGCTTCTTGAAGGGCCGGAGAAACTTCAACATCCTCGGCTTCCTCCATGACTTCCTCGAAATCATCGATTGAGCTTGAAAAGTTTCGAACTCTTTCTTGCCATTCGCTTTCTCTTTTCTGAGCAGAAACTTGTTTTGCTTTATTTTGCTTTTTAACTTCCTGGGCTTCCATTTTTTGATCAAACCGATAATCGGTAAGAGCTTCAATGTAATCCTCATGGGAGTCAAAATCGTCGGCTTGAGGTCTCCCTATTTGAACGGGCTCTTTTGTCTCTTCAACTTGTTCAGCCTTTGAATTACCCTTGAGAACTTGCTCTCTCCAGTATTCAGTTTCTCTGTTAGCGTCTGAGATTTTGCGGTTGAGCTTGTCAATTCGCTTTTTAAATCCTCGTCCTTTTGGTTTCTCTCCTTGATCTTCTTCTGAAGTTTCCGAGTCTTCAGTCTCTTTTTCGCCTTCCTCAATTTCTTTAGTTGGCTCGGGATCGATTTCTGTCTTTTGAGTTGATTCTTGTTCCTCGATAACTTCGGGCTTTTCTTGCTCTGTGACTTCAATCGTGTTTTCCTCTGTCATTTAAATTTCTCCTCGGGTTATTTCGCCCGGTGTACCTGGTGATATCTCGCCAGTAAGGTTGTTATTTTGTTGTAAATTTTGTTCTTGGTTTTGTTCTTGAAGTTCTTGCTCTAATTGAGCAGCAATTTCATCTTGATTGATTGGCTCATCAAAATTAAGAGTATCTAAACGTGCTTGTAATTCGTCTGCCTCATCGTCTAAATATTGTGAAGTCTCTGGGCTTACTCCATAGCGAGCTTCTAAGTCAGCAAGTTTCATTCTGATATCAGCTTCAACCTTCATCGTCTCTATTCTTTCTTTTGAGCTTAATTCAAGAATTTTGCCTTCGAGCTTGTCGTTAGCTTCCTCAAGTTCTATTGAGAGTTGCTCAACCATTTGAGAGGCTTGATCTAACTGAGCTTTAACTTGTGGAGGTATCTGGGTTTCAGATTGATCCTCTAAAACTTCTGGTGGAATAGTTCTCTTGATTCTCTCGGCAATTTCCTGAGCCCCTGGCCAATCCATGTTTTTGATCATGAGATCGCCAGCAAATTGAGTTATTTGTGGATTATGTTGGGAGAGGCTTAACATTGATTCTACGGCCTCTTGTCTCTTTGATGCATAACTAGGGCCTGAAGAAGTATTTACGTCGTATTTTCCCTTCGAGAAATCATGCTTCTTTTCTTTGCCTTTCTTATCTTTGAAGAAAGCATTAATTGAAACTATGCTTTGCTCGTCATCTTCGCCCAGGATCCTAACTACTCTTTCGGTGTCATAAATCTTCGGAGCAAGGTCAACAATAATTCGGCCAAGGTGTCTAATAGATCGGCTTAAGTTATCTACAAAATGAAAGTTTCCAACCTGGGATTGGTTCATTCGTCTTGATATTGCAATTCCGCTTGATTCGTTTGAGCGGTTGCCCAAAGAAGCATCATAAATTCCAGTTGTTGATTTTAAATCATCACTGGCAAGCATTCGGGCCTGTGTAATTGCTTGAACATTTGGTTCCCCAAATTGTCTTTGAGGAGGTGAAGCAGGCTGTCCGTTAAGCTGCATTTGTTTATATTCTAAATAGGCGTAAGTCTTTAAGTGGGCAGTATTCCATTTGTCTTCATGCCCCTCAAATTGTCCTTCAACGCCAACGTAAGGAGCTTTCGGAGCAAGGGCAATGGCTTCTGTTTCGCAAGTTGCCCAATAGTTATACATTCTTTGAGGGTCTTTTGCGTGGCGAATAATCCCTTCAAAAACTCTTTTCCCATCAACAAACAACTCTTCACCGTGAATAGGGATAATTGGGATCCACTGAGAAGCCCATTCGGTTCGTTCAAGAATTTCGTCACCGTTAATCTTAAACCACTTAACTATAGGAATTACAGTCTCTCGGCTTTTTAAAGAACTAATCATTTCACGATCAAGTCCATACGCTCCAAGCTCAGTGTCATCGAGTTTATCAATATCTTTTTTTATGGCCGTTGAACCGTTAGGCAAAAGGAGCAAAGTTTCCTTATTGAATTCCTTTACAAAATATTCGGCAACTCTAACTGAATCATCTTGAATCCAATCCTTGTCGCTTCCTTCGGCGTTGAAACTTGATGAGCAAATTTCCGCATCAGGATACATTTCTTTAAAATCATCCAAAGGGATATCGTCAAAAAAGAAGGCCCAGTTTGCGTCCGAACCATCAGGCTCACGGTAACTAGGGTCAAGGGCAACCGAATGAGGATCATGAACGCTTTTGATTAAAATATCTTGATTAAATGATTCGGTATCGCTGTACTCGGTTGCAATCCTTATAAATCCACGCCCACCAGTAACGGCTGAATCAAAACCTATGTCGTAAGCAGTATCAGCGTTGGAATTATTCTCAATGCTTCTGATTAAGCCTTGAAGTACCTCGGCGGTTTCAACGTCGGCATTATCATCAAAAGGGCTTACTTTTATCGAGGGTCTATTTTGTCTCTGGTCATTTGTTATTTGGTGAACGTTTTGAGGTATTTTATTAACAGTTAAGCAAGGGCGGCTTTCTTGGTTCCTGGTATTCTTAACTTCCTCTGGCCATTGATCCCCAGCTCGAAATCGCATATCTTCCAGGGCTTTCTCTCTATTTTCAGAATCAGCGGAAACCCCAAGAGCAAAGCGCTTTTTTGCAGTTTCTAAAATCTCATCATCAGAATCAACGCCGCTTCTTTTTTTAACCATACTTTCAAAGTACGGGTTACTTTTTGAGATAAAATGTTTACTTGAAGTTTACTTGGATAGTCTCTTGATCATCCCATCCACCCACCCGTACCAACATGAGATCTTGGCACTTTCTTAGGCTCTGGCTTATTTTTCGGAAATATAACATAGGCCGAAGGATCTACAATCCTGGCAATACAATCAAGCATATCATCGTGAATCGAAACGGGGAAAGCCTCATATTCATCATTAATAAACTCACTAACAAAATCCACAACCTTAGTTTCGTAGTTTATGAAGTTTAATTTCTTGGGAAGCCAGAATTTTCCTTGCTCAAATATAGGCACAAGCTTTTTGATTCTATCAGTCTTGCTTGCCCCTCCCCCAATAGTCTGAATAACAAAGCGGTAATTTTCCTGCTCCATTACATATTCAATGTGCTGATCGTCTGATTGAATTCCGTATTTCTCGTAAATAACTTTCAAAGGGTTGTATTTTCTAACAAACTCAAAAACCTTGCTTGTCCTCTCGGTTAAATTAAGCCTGTCCCTAATCCCATCAATGAGATAATAATTCCCATCAGGAGCAAGCCCAATAACTGTAATGACCGTAAAGTCACTGGTCTTCTTCTTCTCGTTAGCTGGATCGACTAAGATATATAAATTCCAACCATTACGATCTTTAATCTCATCATAAAACTTGAGCCACTTTTTTTTAAATCCCATTGCATTGTCAGCGGTCGGGTTTTGGAGCATTTGGGAGCTAAAAATATATGGCCCCATATCTCGGCGCTTTTCTGTTAAATCTTTTTCTGAAAGGAAAACGGGCTTACCTGAAATCTTGCCGCCTTCTCTTGCCGGATAGAGTCTGGGTTTTACAGTCCCTCTTTCCATAATAGTCCTATAGGTATCGTTTGCATGATAACGAGTCCCTATAAATCGCCTATGCCCTCCCCTGGCCCCTAAGTTATAAGATAGGGCAAGCGCATCAGTTGTTTTCTTTATTTGCTCAGGAGTCGAAACAGACTCCCTTGTCACGATATCGTCATAAAGAAGAAGGCTAAAATGTTTACTGGTTGGCTGCCCATCAACCAAACCAAAAGCTTCAACGGTTGCCTCTTTTGGGTTTTGGCTTCGTTTTACGATTATTCCAGCATCAAGAGACCACTTCTCAGCTTCACTTTTAGGATTTGAATATAAAACTTCAGGAAATAAACCTTGAAGGAAAGTATTACTTTCAAGCTCTCTTTTAATTTGGTCTAAAAATGCCTTCGCAATTGGTCTTGTGTGGGAAAAAATACCGATAGTAATATTTGGATCGCAAAGAATATCTTGGATTGATTTGCCGTAAGTTATCAAGGTAGATTTATAATGCTCTCTAGCCCAAAGGTCTAAATATCCATTTGGAGACTCTTCAATTTCTCGGCATCTATTGTAGAGCCAATCGCGGTCAATATCTTTTCTCTTGCAGCCTACTGTCAAAAGAAAGAATAAATCTTCTTTGCAAAGATTTGCCATGGCCTCAAAATCATTATCGCCTAAAACTTCAAGATAGAGCGCGTTTGACTTCTCTCTTGAGAGACCATTGCAAATCACTCTTCGCCCTTGATTTGTTTAATTCTCTCAGAAACAGCAACCTGGGTTACTTTGATAGTCGCTTCAACTTCGCCGCCTAATTCAATTCTATCGGTGAACATTTTTAAATGCTTTCCTAGGAGCTCACAAGATTTAAGCGCGCCACTTTCTTTAAATTGCCATTCACCAGTCGGCTCCATTTTCTTGCTTACTGGATTAAGTGCCATCACTGGCTCTTTTTGCATGCAACGATCTTTAATTTCTTTAATGTCTCTAAGAATATCGTCGGCGGTTATCTCTACCCTCTTCGCTCTTTCGTTTTTCATTTCAGCGATAACCGCTTGAATACTTGGTTTCGCCAGGTTCTCACTACCTATAGAATTTGCAGCGTTTTCGCTATATCCGGCCCTAATCGCCGCCTGAGTAGCATTTAAGTCAACAAGATATTCAAGGCAGAATAATTCTTGTTTTGGAGTTAATTTAGGTTTTAATTTTTTATCTGACATGTATATATTCTACTTTCCATATTTAGTGATTCAAGTTTCAAAATCCTTGAATTTATTCTTGATTGATTTTAAGATTTTTTTTTACATCATGTTTATCAATATACTCCTCGACGGCTTCCCTGATCATTGTTGGAACGTCGATCTTATATTCACTTTTTAGCTTGTCTAAAATTTCGTCCATTTCATTCGAGAGGCAAAAAGTTCTTCTCTTTGGATACTTCGCCGAATCCCTTACAGGTAAATTAAACATCTTCACGCCCTCCTTTAATTAAATACATTTTTGATTTGATACTTTCTCGCCTAACTTGATCATATTCGGCCTTAGCAAAAGGAGAGACAAAATTAATAAAAGTCTCAGTTCCACGACAAAACATAAGATTAATTTGTTGTTCCTGGAGCCAGTCTTTTTCTTCTTCGCTTGGCTCGTAGTTATTGTTCAAAATGATAATCACCATAACCCGAGAGTTTTGGCCTCATCAATTAACAAAATTGTAGGGTGATCTTTAAAGTCAAAATTATTTCTGACCCACACTGAAAGCCAACTATCGCCATACCTTCTTTTTGCTTCCTTTCTAAACTTGTCAGCACAATAAGGTTTATGCCCCTCATTTTCACATAGCCGGATTTTAAACCAAGTCATTATTTTATTGCCTTCATTGCGATAGCCCTTAGCAGTTGAAAGAGAAATCATAGCACCCACATTGAAAGCAGCGCCTTGAATTAAATTAGGCTTGAGATCCCAGCAAACTTTATAATAATATTGATCTTTGGGTCTTCTCCAAAAGCGGCTGTCAAATTTATTTGGTTTTTTGTCATTGAATGAAAAGTAGTTTGATTTTGCATAGTCCTGGATATCTCCCCTAATTCTTGGATCACCTGATCCGAGCGCCCCTAAATACTCATCATGGGAAACCTCATCTTTCCAAAAAAAAGGAACTCTCCCAAAGAGACCAGGAATTAAATTCCCTTTCTCATCACTGACCAAGCAAGAGAGATAATATTCCCAATAGTTTTGCTTAAGCTCTGACATATCATAGCCGCAAAGCTCGCCTAGAAAAATTATCTGTCCAGTGTAGAGATGCGGATTTCTATTCGCCACAACGTCGCTTGGATCTTCTTCTTTCCGAACTCGGACAACTCCATTAACATCTAAGAAAGCAGGATCAATTTTAAATTTCTTCATAAATTTATATTAAGAAACTATTTCAGCATTTAGGGTTTATTCCGATAGTTCGGAAATCTAAGCATGTTAACATTTATTATCGTGCAGTTAATTTCTTGTTGATAGCATAAAACTCTTTATCCAAAATCTCAGACCGCTTATCAAAAAGGTAGCTTTTATAGAGAAATATCGGGAAAAATATAAACCAATTAGAATACCAGCT